CCTCGAATTACTTCGGGAATAGGAAAAGAAGCAATATACCCAGCTTTGCCAGCCTTAGACATGTGGCCAGCAATAACACCTTGTACATAACGACCTTCATAGAATCGTGATGAATAAACAGAAAGATTTGGGGCTGTCTTGTACCCTGTTGCGTGTTCAAAAATGACATCTGGATTTTGTTTTGCAACTTTTACAGTTTGCTCCATATACCCAAAAGATGTAGTGAAAATCATGTCCACACCTTGAGAAATCATACTGTTCATGACCTGTGTAGCTTGCGGGCCTTCTGCTACAGACTCTACGTAAACAGTTTCAACTGCGTCTCCGAAAGTTTCTTCTACAGCTAATCGTCCTTTGTCATGCATATAAGTCCAACCATGATCACCGATTGGTCCAACGTAGACAAATCCGACTTTAAAAGGTTCTGCTGCAAAGGAAGCAGAGAGGGTTGTCAGAAGCATCGCTCCTGCCAGTAGTAGTTTTTTCATTAATTTTCTCCTTAAGTAATTGCGTTCATACGATCTATTAAACGTTGAGCACGATTAGTCACCTGCTTATACCAAAGCGATGACTTCATTTCAACAGCTGCTTGTTGCCAATCACGAGCATCTACAGCTGCTTTCATCATTTTAAACTTTGACATTCTTGGGTAGCCCATATTAAACATCATATTAGCGATAATGTGCTGGGCTTCTTCTGGAAGTTCATCAAAGTCTGAGTATAGTTTTTTACAGTCTTTTAAAACATCTTCCATATCTTTATCAAACGCTTCAACAACTCGTTCTTCAGTTACTTGAGTACCGATAGGCTGTCCAAACTCTGGATCATCTGTTTTTACAAAGTGCCCGATACCAAATGTTGGATATCCAAGATGATCATAATATATTTCATACTTGATACCTTCATCACGTTCGATCTCTTTACGTAGTGTAGCTAGATTCATTTTATATCCTTTCTATAAAAAAGTGTAAGTAGTTTTACCCCTAATGATTTCAAACATCTCAGAGTAATTAGAGATTTTTTCTTCAAAGTTAAAACCTGCTAAAACAATATGTCTAAAACCAAAAAACTGAGCTAAAACAACGGCATTTAGTCCTGAGGATAAGCTTCCACAGTTATAAATTTTTCTATAATCAAACTCTAAACACCTATAGTGGTCAGAGTATTTTTTATACTTTTGTGGGGTTGTAAATACGGGTTGTGTCCTAAAACCCTCAACACCTTTTCTTAATATTTGGTCTAATATAGCATCATCTTGTGCAAAAATAATATTAGCATTTGAATAGTGTAGATTTGCGCTTATAGAGAATAAATGAGAGTAATCATCTGCCTTATTCTTACTACTACCAGCACCTATTATTAAACAGTCAGTCATATTTCTTTTTTTGATGGGCATGGTTTTTATACCAATCAATTCTATCTTCATTGATAGTAGTTCTTAACTTCTTTTGTTTATCTAGTTGTTTTTTATCAAGAAATGTGTATTCAGCTTTCCATTCATCCCGTTTGATAGGTACGATTTGACAAATTGGTATGCCTTTTGGAATATGATGTCGCTCTTCATTTGGCTCTAACATGGTGTGAATAAAAGGTATATTAACATTATTTTGGTAAGTATCACTATCTACTAGCCCTACTAGTGGTACAATAGGTATTTCAAGTCTGTTAATAGGAGGTAAAAATAAAAGGGAATACTCTGGAGGAGTTTCAATAATCCACGGACTCATATACTTTAAAATTGTATATCCTGACATAGGAGAGCCTGGAACTTGTCTTTGAGGGTGTGTTTCTATTGGCGGCCATCGTTTCATAAGTTGTTTATGCTTTTCATTATGCCATTCTAATCTTACATCTCCATCCTTAGTTTGCCAAATTGTGATATCCATATGATTAAGTAAGGTGTACCCTACAGACATCGCATCTATAAACGGCACACATTTCTTAACAGTCATATCGTCTTCGTTATGTGGGGGTATTTTCTTAAACCAATCAGGAATAAGTTTCTTTGCTGATATAGGAGGTAAAAACATCTCATCAGGAAAATCCTGAACAAGATGAAATTTGATGGTGTTAGTCATATCAAAGATTAGTTGGTTTAAAAAATGAAGAAGGAATATCTTCCTTAACAGAAGTACAGTCGCAGTCTGTACAGACATCATTTACGCAGACTGTGCATTCTTTTTCATGGCAGTGACAATCGTGACCACAATTTTTACATTTATATTTCTCAACCGGCCCAATTCCAGCTGTCATCGTTTAAGCCCTCTTGTGTATTTCTGTGATTTTGGTGGGGATTTTTTTGATCCTTTGGGGCCAGCCCAAAGTTCCTTGTTCGCCCAGTACGCAGCGGACATTTTCCCTCTTGCAATGTTTTTAGCGTGTCGCGCTTTGAAGCTCTTACGTGCTTCAGGGCTATAATTGTGGCCCATAGAGCTGTCTCCGTAATGGATAAGTTTAACTCTATCGCCTTCTTTAGCGAGGACCATGCCTTTCTTTTCAGGACGGTCTGATCTACGTGGTTTGTTGAAGCCATCAAATGTTTTTCCTCTGTATTGAATTTTTCCGCTAGGAAGTCTCTTCACTCCTGGATACTTTGACATCTTTATATCTCTCTTTAATTTCGCAAACTATTTGCCACTGACGTTGAGTGAGTTGCGGATGATTTTTTTGGTTCTGTAATGCACTTAATATAAAAGAATTTTCAGCGTCAGTCAAAGTCTGATTTTCAAAAAACTCTCTAAGTGCCTTATTTATTCTTCGTGTTGTCATATATAAAAGGGTCTGATTTTAATAGTTCACGCTTCTTTTTGCGAAATTCACGTTCAAATTTCCATTCTTCAAATTTTTCAATAAGCCATTTAAACATAAGGATTCTCCTTCGGGGTAGTACATAAAGTAATTCTATACTCATCACTGGTATTTATAATTCTGTGATGTACACCAGTTTGCAAAGCATAACTAAAACTCTCTCTATAGGTGTAGTGTTTATCTTCTTCAAATTCTATAAAACTGCTATTTGTCTGCAAAGCTGTGATAAAAGCTTTGTGAAAACCTAACCTTGACATATCTTTATGCCAAGGTATTTGCTGCTTAGGAGCAAGAACAGCTAAATACATATGTTCTATTTCTTTTATTGCGGTATGTTTATTAAGTTGTTTTATCCACTCAAGAATCTCAGGAAAGTGTTTAAGCATCGGGGAATGCTTACCTTCTGTGATTAGATCGAAAGACTTCCAATGTGGAGCATCATTATATCTCTGATTAAACAAGTGATTACCTAGTTTGAAAAAATGAATCACCCTATCCATATTATCAATCGTAAGCTTAGGTAGTGGAAGTTGTTTGCAGTTTGTCAAACATCTGTCTCCTATTCTTTAACAAGGGTAAAAAGGGAACAGCAGATTTTTCAAAAATAATCGGATCGTCACCATCTATAGTCATGATAATAGCTACATCTTGGATTCCTGTACCGTACATTTCGTTGTGCGCAACCGCATACGCACAGCCTTGAATGTAATAGTCCGTAATCTGTTTCTGGTTCTTTTTCTTTTTTGACGTTTTAAAATCAATGATGGTAGGCTTGCCTTTCCAAATACCGACCATATCTGTTCTTCCCGCATATCTATATTTATTGCTCCATAAAACTTGTTCCTGACCCCAGACATCTTCAACTCCTCGTTCTGTGGCTCGAATTAAATCTCTAGACATCTGACGAACATCTAATCTTTCTTGACGCAGATCATCCCAAACATCTTCTCCGTTGAAATGTCTCTCAGCATACTCATGAACTAAAGTACCTCTGTCCGTAGCTTCTTTAGAAACCCTTGCTGCCTCTTCTTCTCCTACTCGTTCTATCCATTTTTGTAACCAAGTGTTATCAGCAGTTTTGCCTAAGATAGTAGTAATTGAAGGGTAAGAACCGTCAGGTGTGTGGTATGTTCTGCCTGTTTTTAATGTGTCAGTTTTGACTTCAGTAATATAATCAAACTTCATTTATGTTTGCCAGGACGATTAGTTCTAAAATCTATCCTGCCCTTTCTTTTTGACTTATGCTTGAGCTTACGATTTAGTCTGCGTGTTTCTGTACCAATTTTAGGTCTAAAAGTGTAATCTAATTTCATTTAAATCTTCTTTTCTATTAACCATAGGCTTACCTTTTGCATTTAGACTAGTGTTAATTAAAATAGGATAGCCATATTGTCTAGTAATTTCTAGCACTTTATATAAATATGGCTGAGAACCATCAATATATTGAAGTCTAGCAGTCATGTCATGTGTTTTAAAATTAGACTGTTCCTTAATGTCCGAAACAAAAAGCATATTAGGGCACGGTCTGGTTATATGAAAAAAGTTATCAGCTTCTTTGTCCTGTACAATGGGAGCATAAGGTCTCCATGTGTCATCGACTCTACCTTTTATCTTATTTAGTCTGTCAATTGTACTATCAATAGGAGCACAAAGCAAGGTTCTATTTCCTAACGCTCTAGGTCCAAATTCAGCTCGTCCATTAATAATAGGAATTATATCTCCTTTGATAATTCGATCTGCTGCTTCTTCAGGGGTTACGCAATGATAGTCTTCATAGCCTATAAAAGGTCCTTCCCATAAAGGACGCTCTAAAAGAGCTGCTGCTCCTAGTGCTGCGCCAGCGTCTCCAGCAGCAGGCTGAATAGCTATATTATCAAAGGCAGAATAATTTGCTAAGTAGGAATTAGTAACACAATTCAAAGCACAACCACCAGCATAAGCTAAATTAGTTTTTCCTGATTCTCTGTATAGCCAATCAGCTAGATTGAATACAATATCTGTAAATACAGATTGAACAGAAGCTGCAACATCCCAGTCAAGAGTGCCGAAACCGACTCCCCTTGTGTGATCATGAAATAAAGTATACTCTCCATCTTCAATTCCAATTACTTTATTTTTTATAAGTTCAGCCCATTTAGGAGTACCGTATCCAGCAGCTGCCATAACTTGAGACTCCCCAGAGAGAGGCTCAAATCCAAGCAAACGAGTAGCACTACTATAAAAAAGCCCAAGAGAATTTGGGTAACGAAACCTTTTGATCCATTCGATCCTACCATTTTCATAAACTCCAAGTGATGTAGAAAATTTGCCGCCTACAGTATCAATAACCATTACAGCACATTCTGTCCAATCTGTCATTATAATTGAACTCATAGCATGAGCTTCGTGGTGATCAACTAGTACAGGTTGTGCTTTTGTAATTTTACGAATATCTGATTTAAAATCTGAGTAGGTAGATTCTTCGTAGAAAGCAGCAAATTCCCAATCTTCGTATGTATTTCTTAACCACTCGATTGTTTGATGTGGAAAGGAATTATCATACTTTTTACGTGAGAATCTTTCTTCATGTGCCGCACCTAAGATTGACCCATCTTTTAAGGATGCTGCTGCGCTATCGTGATGGTAGGAGCTTACGCCTAGTATCTTCATCAAAGTACCTATTAAAAATATTAGTTAAATCTTTTTTAGTTTTACCTAAATAATCTGGTGTATTTACAAAATCTACAAAAGCCCAGCGACGATTATCAACGATAGGCTGAATACGGTGAACCATAAAGCATGGAAACAAAACTGTCTTACCCGGCTCGGGGAATATCCTAATGAGTATTTCGTTTGGTTCTGGAGCAGAGAAGTCAGTCTGTTCGACCCTTTCACCTTTCGGGTTCCATGATCCAATTTCAAAAGGTTTACCTCCTGTTAAATAAATCATATGGGTCCAGTAACGACCTGGCCTAGAAGTTGTCAATCTACGTTGTGCGAAGTCTAAATTATCAAAATGCCATTCATAGCCTTCGCCTGGTTTAAGTAATATAGCTACTTTTCCTGCTACGTCACACCGCCATTGATGGCCGTGCATTATATAATTTTCTTCACAATGCTCAACTATTTTGTGAGCATTCTTAGCTACCTTTTCAGAAAATCCGATCTCAACTGCGTCTCTCCAGCGAGGGTTAATGTAATCTTCCATCTATCATAAACCTCCGAAGCAAGAATAGGAGCTAGCTTAGTATGTCCTTGTTGATTCATATGCCCTGCGTACCCTAAATTGCCTTCTCTTTTTGCAAAATCACGTAAGTAAAAATCCCAAATACACGGATGTCCTGTAAACCATAGATGTTCTAAAGGATTAGGCCTATAAATAGGTATCATCATCATATTATCAATATTGCAGTCTGATAATACAGCTTTGATAGCGAGAGCCGCATTTCGTTGATACCAAGGCATCTTAGTTAATTTTTTAAACCATAAATCTCTTACAAGATCGCCGTACTCGTCTAGATGTCCCCAAGGATATGGTAGTAGATATTTGCCGTTACCTTCTGGGTCGGCGCGATGGTGATGTCCAATCAACCAAATAACTTTAAATCTGCTTGTCAAAGCGTTGTCAATGATGTATTCTGCTTGTGCATCTAGTGTGATTCCAGGAATTTCCCAGCGTTTCTTTAAACCTAAGATGTCAAAGACTGAAATAGGGGCTTCGTCGCAAGAAGCCGACCAAGAATTACCTACTACAAAGATTTCATCACTCATGTTAATAATATCCTGTGGAGATAGTTATACATTCGGAGAAGGCCTTGAAAACGAAACTCAAGCATATCCGTATATTTTGAAAAAGGCATACAATTCTTCTCTAATCAATCTAGCACAGAGTGGTGCTTCTGAATATCTTATTACAACACAAGTTGAGCAAGCAGTCAAGAAAAAACCTAATTTAATCGTTATCGGACACACAAGCGAGTATCGGTGGCAAGTATGGGATTTTAGAAGAGATCAATGGCAAGGTTTTATGGTTGCTAATCATGTCTTAGAGAATGAAAAATATTATCGTAACTGGATACTCTCAGAACAAATATTGGGTAATAAACGTAAAAATAGTGTTGAGCATCAAGCAGCTTGGCACTCAGCTGGAATGTTATATTTTTCAGAACAAGAGGTAGTACAAAGAATGTGGAGTGGTGCTGTCGCAAAACAAATCATACTATGTCAACGTGCTAATATTCCTGTAATTCATCATTGTTGTTTTCCTCATCTACAAACACAATTAGCAGAATTAACTGACGATTATGTAGATTTTCATCTCGATCTAGAAAAACATAAAGACCCTGCACCAGATAATTCTCATGCAGGGCCGAAAAGTCATCTAACTTTAGCCAGACAAATTATGAACAAGCGTCAACAAACTCTTTGATTTCTTCCCACTTATCTTCTTCTTCAGTTAAATTTTGTTTACGTACAATTGTAGCAACTTTTGTGATTGTAGCTACGGGAATTCCATACTCTTCTTTAATGTCTTTTTTCAAAGAAGCCATCTGTTCTCGAATAGCCTCTGCTTGAATCATTAAGTCTACAATACGTGAAATTTCTTGTTTCATTTCAGCTTTAAGTGCTGGTTCCATTAGTTCCCTCTATTACTTTAAATGTTGATCTTACTTTGGTTGGAATTTTACGAATTAACTTTTTTTCTTGTAACTGTTCTAGTACAGTACCAAAAAGTTCATAAGATTGATCAGCAGTGTTTTTAACATCATCATTAGCAACATTGTTAATTACTAGCTTTTGATTAATCATATTTAATGCTGTTACAATATTAGCTGACCCAATGATTCGAGTACCCTCGAAATCACCTTCTTGACGTGGAGCAACGAGTTCATAGGTATCATTCTCCCACACATCTCCTTCTTCCTCGTCAAATACTTCAATAGGCATACCTTTTAAGATATTCCATACTAGCTTATTAGCTTCGTCCAGATTCATCTCTAGCTCCCTCCGGTCGCACGCTTCGCGTCACTCAAGATGCGATCCAGTCGTCACGATGCTCGTCCTCATAAAGCCATGCGAGGGCAATTTGAATGCGACGAGACGCATCTCTGGCGTCCATTGCGTTAACAAACTCACGTTTGAAGCGTAGCCAAGGATTGCGAGAACCTTTAACAGGCTGGATATCAGCTATGTCACGCTGATTCCAATGATCACAACG